TGGATACGCTCATGGAGAGACTTTGAAGCAATCGACAGTCTAGGTCAATCGTTGCGAAAGGAACGATTCTATGGAAGTACAACTTAAGCCGCTTGACCAGATGACTCCTATCGAGATGATCGCAGAGCTAGAGCAGGCACGCAGATTCATCGTAGCCTACCAGCAAATGTATCAGGAGAACCTGATGTTAAAGACGATCCTCTTTCAGCATGGTGTCTTGGTCTGGCCGCAGCACTACCCGAACGAGGGAGAGAACATGCATGGTTAGCGCACCAGAGATTACCCTAGAGACGTATCCCTTAGCAACCGGATATGGACTCGATCCAGACTCTTTCGTGGAGCAGATATTCAGTAACGGTAAGCAACCAGCATATCCGCTGGAAACAGTGAGATTGATAGCACAGGAACTCGCAGCGAGGTCCAAGGAGTTCTCTGACGATGGGAGGTCTGTCGCTGGTCAGATTGTCCATGAGACCAACTTCCTGCGCTACACCGGAGACTCACAGCCCTACCAGTACAACTTTGGTGGTATTGGTACAACCGGTGGTGGAGTGCATGGTGAGAACTATTCTGTGAAACGTCCCGACTCAGAAGGAGGGGGGATTGATATACCAGCGAGTGTTAAGGCCGGTATGCTGGCTATGTTCACACATCGTTCGGCCTATATGCGAGGTCCGAAAGAGAATTGGCCCCTTGAACTACAGCAATATTGGGGAGCGTCACATCGAGAAAAGAACGTTGTTGCGGCAGGGTTTGCCGGTACGGTACACCAACAAAAGGATTTTGGAAACGGTAAGTGGGCTGTTGGACCCGGATACGCTATCGGAATCACCAAAGCAGCCAACCTGTTCCGTGCCAGCCCAGCGGGAGGAACGTCGCGTATTATGAGACTAGCAATTGGAGCAGGACACAGAAACACCAGCGGTGGCAATGAGCGAGAGCGTAAGCTGACCGCAGCACTCACGAAGCAGTATGTTGACACAGCCCGACAGTGGGGTGCCGACGTACGCTGTTATACCCCTGACGAGGGTTTGGGAGAATATCCCGGTAATCTCCACGCAGCAGTGGATAACGTCAACAAATGGGCTAGCCAAGGCTGGATAGCCGACATGTACATTGAAGTCCATTTTCAGGGACTAACCGAAGGGAGTAACGCAGGCAGAGGGGTGTTCTCAGTATACCCCGATTGGCCCAGCGCAAACGATGTTGATACCGAAGCAATTAATCAATTTATCCCAACTTGGGCACCCATTTTCTCAGCAAGAACAGGAATGCCTATCTATGGGAATGGAGGAATGTCTGAAAAACGAACGGCAGTGGGCGCGGCTGGCTCCCGCTTGGGAGTCTTCTCTATCACAGTGGGTCTCAAAGCGACGACGACGAGAATGATCGTTGAGCACGGTTCACACACAAGCCCACTGGATCGTGCCATCATTCTAGGCCCAGACTTTAATCGACTAGCAGCGGAGTCATTTATGGAAGCGTGGTTTAAGTTTGCAGGGGTGACACAGCCCCCACCAACCGACTATGTGCCATCTGGACCCGGAGGTTCCATTCCGGGCTGGAATGGCAACTACTACCTGATCGGACCCTTCTGGAACGAATACAACGAACTAGGACGTAACTTTGTGCCGGTGTATGGCTTGGTAGCCTCTGGTATGATTATAGCACCGGTAGACGGTGTAGAACGCTATATACAGTTTACAGAGAAGGGTGCAATGGCTTGTTACCCACCTAACCTGCCACACGGGGTTCCAGAGACCGATGCGTTCTTTATTCGTAACGTGACCCCTGCCGAACGCGCAGAGGCACTGGCTAGTGCTCATGAACGGCAGCTAGTAAACCCAGACCTGAAATGAGTTATGTTGAGGAATATACACTAGAGGAACGTCTAGAACGAGAATATTACCGTGGTGTGCTGGATGGTATGAACAAGATGCAGAACCCGCGTGGCTTTGATCGTAGGCCCACCAAGACCAATCGTAAAGAGTGGGACATGTCCAACTTCATGAAAGACTTGGAACAAGGATTGCAAGACTTTCGTACATACAACTACAACCCGGATCAACGGCCTGAGTTTCGCTCTAAAACAGAAGATGCCCACACGTTGATACGCACAGCTTTTACAAGCCTCTACCGGCACACACAGGAGCTACGTGGCCGGTTGGCAGAGTTTGACCCATACGACCAGCTTCTTACTGGCAAAGACTACAGGGATGGTCCACCGCTCCACTCGATCCCTAAAACACACTGGTATTCATAGGAGGAACCTTGTATCAGGTAGATCAACAGTTTCATCTACGTAGAGATTTCGTCAATGAGCTAGCCACCAGACCTGTGCCGTGGGGTGGTGGCCTGCTCTCCAAGGCTACGTTCTATCGTACATACAGCCGGAAGAAGGAGATGGGAGGTCAGGAACACTTTCATGATGTGATCGTGCGTAACATCGAGGGAGTGATGAGGATACGCAAGACTTGGTACAAACTGATTGGTCAACGATGGGATGATCGAGAATGGCAGGAGAAAGCCCAGCATTACGCGAATCTGATGTTCGATATGAAATGGCTTCCACCGGGGAGGTCACTGTATGCGATGGGAACGGAGTATGTGTACGAACGCGGGAATGCTGCCTTGAACAACTGTGGTTTTGTCGATGTGGTGATCCTGTCGGATGCAGCAGCATGGTTGATGGACCACTTGATGCTGGGAGTTGGAGTCGGGTTCCGTATCAAACATGGTGGGTACGACTCGCTACAAATGCCGGTGGGTACACCCTACCTGTACAGGATTCCCGATACACGCGAAGGCTGGGTAGAGTCAGTACGCTTGCTGATCGAATCATACGAAATGGACTACGCAGGAGACATTAAGCAACCAGTCCTGTTTGACTATGATGGCATTCGTGAGAAGGGATCACTGATACGAGGGTTTGGTGGAATAGCCAGTGGACCAGAACCATTGATCGAACTCCACAACAAGCTACGTGCCATGTTTGAGAATGCCATGTATCCTACCACCAGTGATGGATATGGCTACGGAGAACTATCGACACAACACACAGCCGACGTGATGAATATGATCGGTGTCTGCGTCATCGCTGGTAACGTACGCAGATCAGCAGAGATAGCCATTGGAAGTCCCAATGACGATGAGTTCGTGCACATGAAGGATATAGGACACGAAGATGCCCAAGGAGTTTGGTTACCCGGCCCCTACGCTCATCGATCTGGACACTCATACATGTCCAATAATTCCGTCTGGATGGATAGCGATGATGACTTCTCCCGAATCCCTGAACTTGTTTCACATATCATCGGGGATGAAGGTCGTGGTGAACCCGGATTCATTAACGGTAGAAACATACGGAAGCGGGGACGGTTCATCGACAAAGTTGGTAATGGGTCTCCGTGGTTAAGAGAAGACTTTGCAACCGGCATGAATCCGTGTGGGGAGATTCCACTCTATGACACAGAACTATGCAATCTCGTTGAGACGTTCCCAACACGCATTACGGACAAGGCTGAATGGCACAGGGTACTGGAAGCAGCCACGTTTTTTGCATCGACCGTCGCGCTGTTGCCATCACACAACTACGACACCAATGAGGTCGTTGCCGCGAATCGACGCATCGGGGTATCGGTGTCAGGTGTGGCAGACTGGATCGACAGCACCCACCACAGCACCATTCATCGTTGGTTGGACGATGGATACAACACCGTACGACATACTAATGCCCTACTTGCGGATAAAGCCGGTGTACCCGCATCTATCCGACTCACAACGGTTAAACCATCAGGAACGGTCAGTCTCCTTCCGTGGGTTAGTCCGGGTGTCCATCACCCGGTCAAGAGTCGCTTTATACGCAGAATCACTTTTGCACAATCTGACCCAGCGGTAGAATATCTGCAACGAGCAGGAGTGCCATATGAACCACTCATCACGGACCCAGAAGGATCATATTCATTCCAGTTTCCAATGCAATCAGCAGGTAAGGGCAAAACCCGATCTGTCGATCAGGTATCAATCTGGGAGCAAGCAAGTATTGCTAGTTTCCTGCAACGAGTGTGGGCAGACAATGCAGTTAGCTTTACCGGAACCGTGGGACTCAGAGAGGTTGGACAACTTGAAGCTGTGGTTAGCCAGACATTGCCGGTCGTTAAGGCTCTGTCGTTTCTCGTAAACAACGATGAGAAGATGGTTTACCAGCAGGCACCCTATGAAGGCATCACGGTTGAAGAGTATGAACGTCGAATGAAGGAGATTGACCAAACCATCGACTGGAGCAACTATGGTGGTTCTGATGGTCAGGATAGCCGTTTCTGCGATGGTGATGCTTGCTCTATAGATTTCGGAGGTTAGAATGCAGGAAGATCAGGATTTTCCCCATCTGAGGGACGAGACACGTCCAGAGGTTGAATGGTTGAAGGCACCAGCATTGCCACAGCCAAAAAGCAAGAATGTGGATGGATACGTGGTTATGGTGGGTGCGGTAGGTCATTATGTGAAGGTACGCACATTGGAGGAAATAGATGGAATCATTCCAGACGGTTCAACCCCTTAGTCGTGAGGGACCACGGGTTCCGGTCATGAAGTCGATTCCCCCCTTGACAGGAGACATGCAAGATGATATAATACAGGCAGTTAGCGTGTTTGACCTGTTGACCCCGGATCAATTGGCAGAGGTAGCACAGGAAGAGGAATCGTTCGGTATTAGCTCTAGTGGCTTCCCACCATCGACAGCATCCATTGGTGGACACACCCTAGACACCTACATCATCGCTAACACCGCATCCATGCCGCTGAGGGCTTTCTGGAACGCTGGGAAGCTCACACCGCTCTCTGAGAACGTTGTAGAGGATGCACAGACCCGTACAACCTACAGCGTGTCATTTACGGATCGAGACAGGGTTATTATTGTAACGGAGGAAACCTATAGGGTAATGGTTGAGGATAGCTACCCACAGGATGAGGCACCCGATAGCGCGGGTATTGAACGCATACAGACGAGTATTGATCCGCTTGTACAGGACAGAATGTCGTCCTTAGAGAGTGCTATTGATGGTAGAGGCAACGCAAAGCCCTTCAACGCAGACACCCGATTCCCAGCCAGAGCACATCCAGAGTATACCTATCGTAACGAGCAATAGTCTCTTGTTTGGGAATGACAAGTGGTTTGAGGTATCCATTCCACCACAATGGAAGGATATCGTTGATCCGTACAATCCCAACAACCTGACACCGGTAGGCTATGACTTTACGGTGGATACGCTTGAAACGATGTGGGGTCTACCCAAAATAGGGGTAGATGGCAAGGTACTTCCCGAATATCGTCCAGTACCCCCATATACGCACCTTGAACATGAGACTTGGTATCTACGTGACAATGAGCCGTATGTGGTGACCTTTAAGGAACAGGTAACCATTCCACAGGGGTATGCAGGCTTCATGTGGCCTAGAAGCACCCTGACACGCTCTGGTGTCGATCTGATGACCGCTGTGTGGGATGCAGGCTATTCTGGGGTCTCCAAGACGGTGCTTATCAACCACAATCAGTGGCAGGTTTGTTTGGAGCGTGGAGCACGCATCGGACACATGGTTTTGATACGTATGGACATGTTGACCACGATGTACGCTGGTCAATACCAGCACGAAGGGATACGCTAGTGGACCCGGAACTCACAACACTCATTATCACGATACTAGGACTGGTTGGTGCCATCGCTACCGCTGTGACACAATACTTGAAGAAGCAGCAGGAGATAGCGAAGAACACAACCCTTACCGAAGAGAATCAGCAGCTTGCCAGTAATGTGAACGCACTATACGCAGGACAGGCACATATGGGAAGAATTGTACAAGAACAATCAGCCACCATCCGCGAGATGGCTACACAGGAGGAATCCAAAAGTAGCACCACTTACGGCCCACTGGAGGGAAGTGGCCCAATACGAGAAGGTGCATGGGAAGGACTCGTACCCAGTGAAGATGAAAGTCTTCAACAAGGCACTATATACGACGAACATGGTAATATCATCTTCGGAGCCGGAATAGACGAGTATAGCAGCGATTGTATGCCCTATCTCGTTGAAGAGGATGCACAGGGCAATGTCGTAGGTGATTATTATCGAGCTTTCGATAATCTGCGTGATGCACCAGAAAACCAGTAGAAATGGCTAAACTCCTCGATTCGAAGGGTCAGGTACTCAATCCTGACCCACCAGTCGGTTTCTACCTGATCGGGTACTGTCCACTGTGTGCAGACCCCCTCTTCTACCACGGAGCAGGCAGATTCGAAGAAACCAATGCGTACAGTGGTAAGACACACTCCACAGCCGTACCAGAGGAATTCTTCCAACTGTGTGACTGTGACATACCGGCAGGACTCCAATACAAGATTCCTAACGTATATCACGTCGGACAGGAGCGAGAATCAATCATATTGCTGATGAGTCTGTGGCACAACCTGAGAGGTCGCTATATAACGGCTATTGAACAGCTAGAAGAGATGGTAAACGAGTATGTCACTGTTTCAGAGATACCAGAAGCTACCCCTGACGATCACGGCAGCACGGATACTCCAGAACACGATAGTACCGTTACGTGATACAATCCCTAGCAGCTACATTGATGACGAGCTATTTGCACTACAGATACCGACTCTGGAAGGGATTATGTCGGGACATCTTGGTGATTGGGTTATTTGTGGTGTTGCGGGTGAATATTATCCGTGCAAAGACGATATTTTTCAACGAACGTACGTAAAATTGCCGAATTATCGTAAAATAACGATTGAAGAGTTGTTACACCATGAACTTGACGAATTCGACAACAGCCGCGATGCATCTGTCATCTTTGACACGGGAAGAGGTGTTGTTTTGCAAGGAAATGGCCGAAATGAGGTCAATGATGGGCAAAACCTCGAAGAGAGTGAGCAACCATGGTGATAGTCGCATCGCAGAGATGGGTATTGCCGGGGAAATGGCTACAGCCAAGCTGTTAGGGTGCCTGTTTAACCCCTTCCCACACCGGGGAGGGGATGGACACAAGGGTGATCTGTGGAGAAATGGCACAACCATCTCTGTAAAGACACGACACCAGCACCTACCAGCACACATCCTGTTTCCACCCAACCAGATACCTAGCAGATGGCACGATGATTTCTATGTGATTGGGCTGTGGGATCAGCCATATCGTGTATTGGACGTGGTTGGATATGCCACACGAATGGATATGGAGCAACATGTCACACAACTACCCGTATCAGGAACCCGATCTGGACTCGTGGAGCAGAGAACAGGGTTTCCTGAGTGGAGACTCAGACCTATCGATAGCCTCATATCGTACCTCACCGAAATCGAGGATGAAGAGGTTTCTACTGCTCAGACACAAGGATATGTCGGGTATCTCAGGGACCGGTCCCGTGGCTGAGGGAGTACAGTTTAGTGATGGAGCCTGCTACATTAGCTGGCTCACAGCACACAACAGCGAGGGTAGGTACTCATCTATACAGGTTCTATTGGATATTCATGGACATGATGGAAACACGGAGGTCATATGGATGGACGTATAACAGACGAACACCACAGACAGGCTATGAGTGTACAGGGTACAGACAGTGTACGACTTGGGCCTGTCGATGGTGAACATCACCTACAGATACGCACACGACCTACCTATGTGGTACGTAACGACATTGAAGCAAGTTCAACATCTGATGAGTTAGGGCTGTGGGACTTACTGATGCCTGATGATGAGATACGTAGCCATAGTCCTATCCTGTACGCTATGCACCCCGAAGCTGAATGGTCTATATGTGAAGGGTATTGTGTCTCGTGACAGAATACACAACAGACATAACCACCAAGGCATCTATAGAAACAGCCAAAGCTGTTGATGTGTGGTTCCCAGCAGAACACATTAACATAACCGTCACCAACAACTACATCACCCTGTCTCGTCCAAGGTACGGTGGATCGTTTGTTATTCCTCGTGAATGGTGGAATCGTCTCTACAACACCATCAACGAAACCATGACACAACACGATGAGACGGTGGCTAAACTAAATCCCGATCCAGACAAGCTGGCTCAGATAGCATGAATGTGTTATGTATTCTAGGGAGTAGACTGAAAGAGGCACCAGAGCATGTCGTATACCAAGCACAGGAAGAGATACTCACGATCCTCAGCCATTACGATCCTCGTGATTGGTATGTTATCTCTGGTGGTGCTGTTGGAATTGATCGTATGGCACAGTTTCTAGGTGAGGCAGAAGGATTTCAGGTCTACCCACAACTAGCATTATGGAATCGAGGTAAACAAGCAGGATTTGAGCGGAATAGCTTCATGATCCACATATCTGACCATGTATACGCGATCCAGTGGAATAATTCATCTGGAACAGGAGATTCTATCTCTAAATCACGAAAAAAGGGTAATTTGAAAG